ATCTCGGAAGGCATAAAGCGCGACACCTGCGCCGGTCAGCAAAGCAATCCAGCCGACAGGGCCAGTAAAGATACCGGCAAGAATTGGAATAAGGCCCGAGATGATCGGCCCAATAGCTGCAAAGGCTGCGCCAACACCAGCCGCAAGCGGTGCTAACCCAGCAAGCGCGCCAGCCACAGCGCCAAGCGGGACAGCAATGGCAACCAGAGGAATGGCAATAGCTGCAAAGCCAGTTGCCAACTGCTGCACAGGGCCAGGCAGTTGGCTAAACCAGTTTGCTGCCTCCTCAATCTTGCCTAAAAACGCCTCAAACGCTGGCAGCAGTTGCATGGTGGCCGCCATTGCAAGCTGGCTAAATCTTTCGCCAAGAGTCGCGATCCGATCATTAAAAGCAGCGGCACGATCGGCGCCCTCTTGCGTCATTGTTGTGCCAAACTTCTCAATCTCAGCGCGACCAGTATTCAACAGCGGAATCATTTCGCTACCAAGGCGCTGACCAAATAGCTGTGATGCCAAGGCTGCTTTTTCGGTGCCGTTTTCCATCTTGGAAAACTTATCGGCAACGTCCAAAATGACCTGATCAGTATCGCGGAGTTTTCCGCTCGAATCGGTCAAGCTGATGCCTAGCTGATTAAATGCATCGTTGGCCGGGCCAGTGCCTTTTTCTACGGCATCTTTCATATTTTTGGCCAAGATGCTGAAGCCCTTGCCCATTGACTCAATACTGGTATCGCTCAGATTGGCGGCCTGTCTAAAACGGTCAAGCTGAGGCACTGCAATGCCTGTTCGCTGACTCATCTTTGACATTGAATCTGCCAGCTGCAGATTGTCAAAAGCAAGCTTGCTGACTGCTGCTAATCCAATGCCAGCAGCAATGCCCAGACCTTTCAAGCCATTGATGGCACCAGCTGCAGCTGTTTTGAGCCGCTGCATCGCAGTTGCTGTTTTCTTGGTATTGCCTTCTAACTTTGCAAGGCCACCCGTCAGGCCATTAACCGACTGCAAGCCCGTGACATTAGCCCTGATAGTTAGGGCGGTTGACATGTCAAGGGCCATGGCTACTTGCTGCGCTTATTCATGCCTGCAACCACTGTAGCCTCGATGATCTGCAAGTCTGCAAGCGTTGTCACGGGGTCTTTGATTTGCAGCAGCTCAAAAATCCAACGCACGGCGCCATAGTCCAAGCCGACAATGCCGCCAGCACTTGTGCGCCATTGGGTTTGAACTCTCAGAAATACTGCGACCGCTGGCCAAACTTCAGGCAAAACCTCAAAATCCTTAGGTTTTTTAGACGGTGGCGGTTCAATACCCAAAACGGCTGCGTCTGTAGCCGTGTCGTCTACTTCCATGCCACCGAGCCAATGCTCAGCGGCCTCGATTAGTTTTTTCTTTTTTCCTCAACCAAAGACTCGAAATAAGCTTCGATCAAAGCGCCAGCCAACATGGGAACGTCAAGCAGTTGCGCTTTTGTGCCCTTGGTAAAAGGCACTGGCTCACCGTCACCATCGACGATGCCATCCCAGCCGACCAAGATTTCGTCGGCAATGCTTTGATCTGAAACGCCGTTTTCAAGATCCTCGCCGCGCTCTGCCGCTTTGATCCGCTGCTGCGCCAACAGTTGGATTTGGTTGATCCGGCTTTGTGGCAGACGCTTAAATTCAGCCTCAAACGTCTGCTTTTCTCGTTTCCCGCCGTCAGCCGGTTGCTTGAAGCTGACCGGCCAACGGAAGGAATCCGAGGTTTTTAGGACAAACGCCACGCTTTAGGTGTAGACCAATTCCAGCTCATCATTGCCCGAATCGGTCGGTGTGGCAATGTACGGCAGCGTTAAGAGCTGGATGCCGTCTTCATCGCTATAGGACGGGTTGCCCAAGTCGATTTGGCTGGCCGTAAACGTGACGATGTTGCCAGCAGTTTGACCGTGCTGGAAAGTCAGGTTTCCAGTGCTGGTCCCAGTTGCATCATCAAAGAAGTTGTGCGTGGCCATCGTCACGGCCTCAATCAGCACCTCACCAGACGGGGCGCGGTTAGTAATGATTGCCTGTTTTGTGCCGCCTACCCGCTCGATGTAGGCGATCTCGTTAGCCATTTCAAGGCTGAAGCTCTGCAGCGCGCCTGCATAGCTGAACACTTGGAAGCCAGTGGTGTTGCCGTTTTTGAACACCACCGGGTCAGCTTGATTGCTGTAGGTGGGGCTGCTAATCGAAACGTCAGTGGGGCTCGAATAGATGCCGGTGAACTCAAAAGCGATTGTGGGAATTTCGCCCACAGCGCCGTTCAACGTAAAAGTGCCGCGGCAGCCGGTGGCCTTGTGCAGCACGCCATCGTTGTTGAAGTAGATGGTGGCCGAGCCAGGCGCTGCGTCGCTATTTGGCGCATAGGTCACGCTTGTGCTTGCAACCACGGTTTCAGTCATGGCGCACGCTTCAAGCAGCGGCCCATAAGCCGGAGCAGTGCCAGCAGTGCCGGAACCTGCCAGCTCGACCTCAAAGTTGATCAGCACTCTGGTTTGCGCCAAAAGCTGCTCGGACTGGCCGAGGTAAGGGCGGATCAATTCGCGGTTGACGGTATCAGCTTCGAGCGGGGTAACCTCAATGTTGCGAACCAGAATCGCGTTGGTTGAGGCGCTAGGGGTCGGATCTACCCCATAGCTGACTTCGGCTTCTGCCAGCAGCAACTGGCGGCGAGATAGCAGCGGCATGGCTTGGCCTAAAGCGGTCCTTTCTTACATCGTAGCTAGATCAACCTGTGGTCAAATCTTTCAGCAGGGTTCGATATCTGATCCTGTATTCCATGCTGATCACTCCAGCAGGCTGATCGGCTTCAACCATTTGAAAACTGACCCCACCTGGCTCAACGTCTATGGCATATCCGCCAGCGGTGTAGTCATTCATAATCTTGCTGTGGACATCTTCAATGATTGGATCAGCGGCCTGATCAGGCACTGAAGAACGCACAAGAACCGACACAACAACCGTCATTGTCCACTCAAGGCGATCAAGCCGAACGCTTAGTTCTGGGTTGTCCTGGGTCGGCTCGACAATCAATGCCGGACTTTCACCACGGCTAAGGGGCTCTGTGCGGCTTCTGTAGATCCGGCTGCCTACTTGAGTTGTCCCGGCAAGGCTGCTGGCAATATCGGCAAGGATTGACTCTCGTTTTGTCGTCATGAGTCGCAGCAGATGCTCACGTCAAGGGTACGGTCAGCAGCGCTAGCCGTCACAACCAGCCGTAAGTAACGCAGCGCATAGCCGTTATAGGTGTGAATGTGGTTGCCAATGTCTTTTGTCTTTGCGTCGTCCAGCGGTCCAAAGTTGGTGCCGTCTAAACTGCCCTGCAGCTGGTAAGTCACTTGCCCGCCTGCAATGCGATCGACAGTTGTGATTACCACGCCGTCGATTTCCATCGCCTCCGACGTGCCGGTGTTGGTAATCGTGTCGAAGTGATGGATGTTGTCAGGACGATCAGCATTGCCCCCAATAATCTTGGCCATCAGGTCTTCTGCAACGCGATTTGAACGAACTTGCCGTCATCGATCAGCATCGTCTCGCGGACGGTGTAAGCAGTCCCATCCACAGTGATTGAATCACCGCGAACGAGACTGCCAAAGTTTGAGAATCTGGTGGTAAGCGTGTAATCGGTGGTTAGCACCATTCCATCGCTTATCACTTGGCTAGGCATATCCAAGATCCCGTTAGCCGTTGTGGCGCCAGCCGTGCAGCTAACGCCAAAGTCGGCCAAAAAGACGTCCAGATCCTCAGTGATCGCCATGATCAGCCGTACTTCTTAGAGCCCAGAGCAACGACGCTGACAGCGCCAGCGCCAGTACCACCAGCCACGGTCACGCTTGCTTTCACAAAGCGCTTCAGGGCGTTGGTGTTAACGCTGATCTTTTCCACCAATGCGGTGTTGGCGTCAGTGGTAGTGAAAGCACCGCCGCTCACGTCGGTATAGGTGCCGCCGCTGGTGTCGGATTCGGTCAGCTTCACCGCGTAGGTGATGCTTGCGCCACCGGCTTCAGCGTCGAGCACAACGGCAATGTCGCCTTCGTAATCGACAAGGTCAACAGCAGAGCCAGTGCCTGTGGCGGTGACCACATCGTTGGCAAGCAGGCTCAGCACTTCGGTTTTAGTACCGAGGTTCTGAATGGTCATGA